AAGGATTACGTGTCTTTCCTTCTTTTTCATGAAAATTTAAAAAAAAGTTGTCTTTTCGACCTCAAAAAAGGTATAATAATTAGTACTATGAAAAAATATTGCCCCAGCTGCGGTAAGCAAAATCCTATCAGTGCCAAGTTCTGTTGTCACTGCGGGGATAGTACATCTCTGGCCTCGAAAGTCAAACAAAAATCAACCCCTTCCAGAGCTAACACTCTTGAAGACGACGATGACGACGAAGAGGAAACCGGAGATATTCAAATTACGGCAACCAAGTTAGATGTGGAGATCATGCCGACTTGGGGATCGCCTAACGAGACTATCGGCAGCTTAATACAGGAGGGGCAGCAAACTGGACCAACTACATCTGACGGATATAAAAAGGGGGGTGGTCCTAAAGTAGACACAAAGCAGTTTTTAGAAGAGTTCCGCAGAGAAGCTGGTCCCTTAAGAGGGGATCAAACTATTGGCGAAAAATAAAATAACATTTGAATCATGTATCGACATTATAGATACGGAGATAGTTAAAAGAAGGGGTAAGTGGAACCTAACATCCCTATCTTGGATTGATTTTGAGGACGTAAGTCAAATAATTCGAATCCATATATATGAAAAATGGGATCAGTACGATACCGACAAGCCGATACGTCCTTGGCTTAATAGGGTTATATCGAATCAGCTTAAGAATATAATTCGTAACAATTACACGAACTACACTCGCCCGTGCTTAAGGTGTGCCGCCGCAGAGGATGTTGATGGGTGTCGAATTTACACAAGCCAATGTAACGAATGCCCGTTATACGCTCACTGGGAAAAAAGAAAACTCAATGCTTACAATTTGAAGATGCCCCTTTCCCTAGAAAACCACCACCAAGAAGTAAATTCCGTATTTGATGACTACATAGACTTTGGTGCAAAAATAGAACAATTAAATAAAAAAATGGAAGAGGTTCTTAAACCTACCGAATTATTAGTCTACAAATCCCTATTTATCCGAAAAGAAAACGAGCTTACTGTCGCTAAAAAACTGGGCTTCAAAACCACAGAAAAGAAAAGAAGCCCCGGATACAAGCAAATACAAAATATTAAAAAACAAATAATCAAAAAAGTTAAGAGTCTTATTGAAGAGGGCGAAATAGAGTTTCTTTAATATGAAGCAACCAACGGACAACTTCGAGTACAAGGGGGGAATTCTCACCCCGGATCAGCAGATTCTAATTCTAGACGAATGGAACAGAAGGGGGACCGATCACCCAGACGGGCCGCCGACGCTAAACGAATTAATCAAAGTAGCTTTTCCAGATACCGAAGACGCAGACGGTAGAACCAAAGAGGGTAGAATAGTTAAACAGTTTCTCGCTTCCAGGGACATGACAGCAAGAAGTCTTCATGATTACGTTCCCAAAGGAAAGATCGAGCTTACCGAGGAGCACAAAGAATACGCAGCCAACAACGCTAATCTGATGAGGGGGTTTGAAATCGCTCGTGTGATTTTTCAAGATGTGACCCTTTCTCACGTAAGTCAAGAGGCTAGAACTGTAAACGAGTATATTAGAACTTTGGACATGATTGTTTCCTCGTTTAACGAGGAGACTGGAGTTGTAGAAAGCGAATACAAACCGCCCAAAACTTCCACCCAGGCACTCAACAAAGCCAACAAATACGTATTAAACGGAATCGATAAAGAAAGAGTTACAGCCAAACAAAAAAAAGACCTCTCCTCTCTTATCGGTTATTTACATACTTTCAGGTTTCTCCACCAAATCAATAGCTACGACGACACCACTAATCGAGAATTATTTGAGAGTTCTTTCGTTCGTTACACCTACGATAAAAACGACCTTACGCAAGAGGAAGTTGACCAGTATATATTGCTTTCAGCAGAAGTGTGTATTGCTTCCAATATTCAACGCAGGGTTGAGCACCTACAACGGTTACTCGATGACACAGCAAACAACACCGAGGGGACTCGTATTTCCATGTCCCTGGTTGAAGCTATTAACACGGCTCAAAACGAATACAATCAATGCGTCAATAGACAACACAAGTTACTTGGGGACTTGAAACAAAAACGTAGCGACAGACTAAGTAAGAAAATGGATAACAGCGCAAGCATTCTTAATCTGGTAGAGGCTTGGAAAGACGAAGAGACCAGAAAACAAATGATTGAATTAGCCGACAGACAAAAAGGCTCCCTGGAAAAGGAGATAGAAAAACTCGCAGACATGGACGACCTCAAATGTCGTATTTTGGGCATTAGCAAGGACGAAGCCTTAAATGGATAAAGCTGTTTGTCAAATTTGTGAAAAAGAATTCAAAGATCACGGTGGCCTCCACAAGCACTTAAAGGCTCACGATCTTAGGGTGGCGGAGTATTATCAACAGCAACACCCCCGTCGCGACCTCTATAATGGAGACCTCATAAAATTCAAAAATAAAGATCAGTATTTTTCTACCGATTTTAACTCTCGCACAAACTTAAAAATGTGGCTTAAAAACGTTTCTAAGGGCGAGGCAAAGCAGTACTGCGTAAAGACCCTCAAAGCCAGAAAAACGGCTAAGAACCTCGTTTACGCCCCAACACAGGTCGAACTGAGGACTCTCATGTTCCCACCCATTCATTATTACAATATGCTGTTTGATGACTACTATGAAATGTGTGACAAAATGGGTCTTAAAAACAAACACCAGCGTTTTGGTGAAATTATCACGGGGGCAGCCTATAGCAAAGATAATTACAAGATATACGTAGACACAAGGGAACAACTCCCACTGGAATTCGATTGGCCCACAGAACCCAAGACTTTAAAGGTCGGAGATTACGCCTTAAACGATTCCGAGGTTACCTGCAATTGCTACGTGGAAAGAAAGTCTTTATCCGATTTTATATCAACACTAAGCGTTAAAAACTACGACAGGTTTGAAAGGGAAATCCAACGAGCTGAAGAGGAGGGTATTTACCTGATCGTCCTCGTAGAGGACACTCTAAACAATGCGTTGTCCTTTAAGTACCTGCCTTATATTTCTAAGAAGATTCGAGTTACTCCTGAGTTTATTTTTCGTAACGTAAGGGTATTGATCCAGAAGTACCCTCATATCCAATTCTTGTTTGTAAAAGACAGAGAGGAATCTTCCAGAGTCATTAAAAAGATATTTTTCTCAGGTTGTATTTATAAAAAAATTGACCTCCAACTAGCATACGATACAAAGAAACTCTGACATGTGGGACTGCCCCGAAAAATACGAAAAAACTATCCCGAACCCAAACGAGGAGTTTTTAAAGCTGCAAGGAGCCTTGGATGACAAGGAGGCTCAAATTTCCTTGGCTAAGTTTCTAAGAGCTAATCTCTACTTTACTACGGAGCTTCTCACAGGGATTAAGCTGGCTCCTTTTCAGGAGATTACCTTGCGGGCCATGATGAATAGAAACTTCAACATGTGCGTGTGGGGGCGTGGTTGTGGTAAGACTTTTATTGCTTCTGTTTTCTGTATTTTACAAACGATTTTTGAACCTGGCACTAAGATTCTTATAGCTGGCCCGACCTTTCGTACCGCTAGGTTTATTTTTAATAATATTGAGAAGATTCACGATAGCAAGGGGGCGGAGCTTATGATGCAAGCCTTTGGCGCGAAGTCCAAGCGTAACGATCAATACGAATGGTTAATCAACGGTGGTTCAATCACAGCTGTCCCATTGAGCGGTGAAAAGATCAGGGGTTTTCGCGCTAACGTTCTTGTATTGGATGAGTTTTTATTATTACCCGAAGAAACGATTAAAACTGTTCTTATGCCTTTCTTGGTAGCTCCTCAAGACATGAAAGAAAGAATAAGGATTAGAGAGGTGGAAGATAGGCTAATCGAAGAAGGGTCCATGGTAGAAGAAGATAGAATAGTTTTCGTAAATGACTCCAAAATGATTGCCCTATCTTCAGCATCTTACACGTTTGAAAACCTGTATAAGACCTACAAAGACTGGATAGAAAAAATCCAATCCAAAGACGACGAAAACGAATCAAGTTACTTCGTGTCTCAGTTAGGGTTCGAGGCGTTGCCAGCGCACATGATTGACAGGACTGTTATCGATGAAGCTCAAAGTGGCGGACAGTCACATTCGTCTTTTCAGCGAGAGTACATGGCTCAATTTACGGACGGAAGCGATAGTTATTTTAGCGCGAAGAAAATGCACCTGTGCACCATCCCAGACGGAGAGGAGCCGACTACGAGAATCAGCGGTAAACAGGGAGTAAAATACATTCTTGCCATCGACCCCTCTTTTAGTGACAGCCCCACCTCTGACTATTTTGCCATGTCTGTGATGGAACTAGACGAGGAAAAGAAACAGTGTACCTTGGTTCACGGGTATGCGGTGGCAGGGGGGCATCTAAAAGATCATATAGCTTATTTTTATTATTTAAATAAATTTTTTAATCTCGAACTAATAATGATTGATAACGCTGGCTACCAATTCATAGATAGCGCGAACGAAAGCAGATTCTTTAAAAGAGACAAAATCAAATTAGAGTTTTTCGACTGCGACTCGGACGCGGAGGGACTTAAATATGACCACATGCTCAGAAAAGCAAGAAGACAATACAATAAAGAATCAGGTAAAAAGTGCATAAAACAAGTCTTTACGAGCAACTGGATCAGAAAAGCGAACGAACACTTGAAAACGTGTGTAGATTATAAAAAAATATGGTTTGCCTCAAGGATTACCGCAAACTCTCAGGCTTTTGATATGGCTGTATCCGCTCACATAGACACAAAACTTTTAAATGCTCCGACTTTACTAGAATTAACCGAGATGCAGGACGATCTAATACACCAGACTAAAAAACAATGCGCCTTGGTCGAAGTCAAAACCACAGCAAGAGGAACGCAAACCTTTGATTTACCGCTACATTTGAAGAAAAGCACGTCCGCTACAAGAGCCAGAAAGGATAATTACACTACCCTGATGCTGGGTGCTTGGGCTACGAAGGTTTACTTTGATATTATGTCCGACAAAGGGCAAACCGAGGGGGAAACCTTTTCTCCAATTATGGTTGGGTAAAATAATAATAGCTTTTTTAAAATAAAAAGTGTAATTTAGTTTAACTTTAAAATAAGATTAGGTACAAGGCGATGCCCGACAATTACATTAGGCTAAAACAATTACATAATCCTGAGATTTCAGGGTTTGTCCTCGATGTCATAGCGGGTGCGCCAGTAGTCCATGTTGGTGGTGATGTCTCAGTTAGCGGAGATTTTACCCCTGCTGCTTCTGGGGTCTTCAGCATAGGTTCCGAAACTTACCCATTTCAAGACGTATATGTCGGTTCCGGTGACAATATTTACTTTGGTGATCAAAAGCTTTCCGTAAGCGGGAGTTATCTTCTCATTGACGGTGAGCCGTTCTCCGTAGATGTGACAGGCCCACCAGGGCCAGTTGGCTTGACTGGACCTACTGGGGTAACGGGCGGAGTTGGAGCTCAAGGAATAATCGGCGTAACTGGACCCACTGGCCCATCTGGGGCTACAGGCGTATCTGTCACCGGACACTTCTTGTCAGGCGGCAATAGTGAATTCGTATATTACGTTTTAGATGATAACCAATCCGTTGGTGGAACAGCAACAGCACTGGGACCAATTCTAAGACTTAGTGGAGCAAGTGGAGAGCGGGGTGTGCAGGGTAACGTTGGTGGGATCATCTACAACTTTACCCACATTACTGGCCTGTATAGTGGCGAACAGCAACCCGTGACTTCGACCACAGAGCATTCTTACGATAACCCTACTTTAAAG